TTATTTGGAAGAAATAATTTTTCTGCATATCTACCAACAACAGTCGCTTCAATTTTGATGCTATTTACAACTTATAAATTGCATGAAGAATTATTTAATAAAAAATATGCAATATGACTTACATAAGGTTTGTAACAGATACTCTTCTGTAGTAACGGTTTGCGTTAACAGTAAGTGTTCCTGATCCTTGTGTTGTACCTTGTGAGAATGGGTTCTCAACCATTCCGTAACGAGTCTTAAAGCCAATTTTTGGTTGGAATGTATCCTGACCAACGGCTCTAACCATCTGTAGTGGAACGTAAGGACAATAGAATAGACCAGCATCGTAAGGTGAAGTACCTTTGTATCCTACAACATAGTACTGATCAGCAGCTAAGTTTGCAGCGAATGGATCGATGTATACTCTATACTTACCTTGTAATACACCAGCAAATGTATTGCCTGTGTCATCAACATTAAGGTTAGCATTAAGTGCTGGAGTGTAATCAAGAACTCCTGCCATTGTGAGTGCAGATGCAACATCAGCAGAGCAGAGGATCATGTTACCCTTTCCGCGACGAGTTCTTTGTGCGATAGCGTTCGCATCTCTCTCGATTTGGAAGATAAGTCCTTTGAACTTCTCAACTGACCAACGACCGTTGCTGTCAGTATCTAAGTCGAACGCACCGGCAGTTGCTGTGTTTGTCTGTGCTCCAGACTCAGCAACCTTGTAGATTGTTCTGATAACTTCTCTGTTGATCTCAGCAAGTATCTCTGTTGAAAGGATATTTGCTAATTCTGCTTCAGCGTTCAATCCGTGGATTGCCTTAAGGTCTTGAGCAAGTTCTAAACTGTACTCTGCCTTTAGTGCTCTGGATTTCGCAGTAACAGTCACTTTCTCGATGGAGAATGCCATCTGGTTGAAGTGATCGTTAGCACCTGAACCTAAGTTCTCAGCGTCACCTGTTACTAAACCTTGACCAACGTTATAGCCAGGAGTAGCAGCAGTTCCAACTGGGTTTAGAATTGCAGGGTTAGATCCTTGCTGTGAAGCAGAACCGAAACCAGCAGCAACGTCAGTGAATCCAGCAGTTTCATCGCTATTTGAGTCATTTCCAGAGAATGTTGTATCTACTTCATCGTAGAATGTTTCTGTTCCACTCTGTGAAGTGTATCTGGATCTCATTGCGAAGATTAATCCAGTTGGGCCACTCATTGGTTGTACACCAGCAAGGTCATATGCCACCAAGTTAGGCATAGATCTTCTGATCAATGAGATTAGAACTGGGTCGAAACCAGCAACAGGGCCAGTAGCAGTTGCACTACCACCGAATCCACCGCCAGCACCAGCAGCGTTTGCTGCGTTAGTTGGAGGAGCTTCCATCAAGTTGATACCTGATGAGAATGCTTGCTCTTCTCTTAAAAATTTTTCTTGGTTTTCTAGCAAGACAGCAGTAACTGCTTTACGATGGTTGTCTTTGATTGGATCAAGACCCTCATACTCTAATAGCGGCTTCCACTTTTCCTGCAGTTGTTCTGATTGGAACATTTGCTTAAAAAATTAGTGTTTGCGTTTGTTTAATATCGAAATCAGGATTGCTTAAATGCTGATAGTGTCTTCAAATAAGCAGACATTGAACCAGTAGGTGAACCAACACCTTCTGCATTATCTACTCCTTCTGAAATTGTATCAGATTTAGCAGCTGGTGACTTTGCTTTAGAAGAGAAATATGACTCTCTAAGTGTCTCCAACTTCTCACGATAAGATTCTTCACTTTCAAACTCTACACTTTGGGAAAGTGAAGCGAGCTTTTCTTTCTGAGTGGATGCTAATCCTTCAGAAACTGATTCAAGAATACCATTAGCAACAGACTCACCGAGTCTACTGTTTAAACTAACGTTCTTCTCAATCTGCTCATTGAGCTTGGTCTCCATGTCATCTAGTTTTTCTACCATGCTTTCCAGCACATCATATTTGTCATCAGGGATAGTTACATAATGTTCTTCAAAGAGTGACTTCATCCCACTTAAGAAGGATTCTGTCATATCTGTTTTTAACCCTTGCTCAACTGCAAGAGCATTTTCGGTGAACCACTCATCTGCAACATACTCAAGATAGTTATCAACTCTCTCAGAAAGAGATGCTTTTTCTTCAGCGATTCTTTCTTCAAGTGTTTCTTGGTATTTTGCTTCTAATGCTTCCTTAACTTCGGAAACTTTAGCATTTAGAGCTGTCTCGAAAACAAGCTTTGCCTTTTCTTTAAACTCTTCAGAAAGGTCTTCTCCTCCAAAGAGTGCATTAACATCTTCCTCGATGTCAACTTCTACTTCCTCAGTAGTTTCTTCTTCAGCAACTACCTCATCAGTAGTTACCTCTTCCTCCTCAATAACCTCATCGACGATTTCCTCGTCTTCTTTCATACCACCTTTCATTGGTTCTGCAGGTTTTGCACCTTTGTTTACGACATCTTTAACTTGCTTTAAAGTGCCACCAGGTGTTTTTAGTTTTGCTGAATCATCATCAGGTTTGTAATATTCAGGTGTAGGGCCTCCGAGATCCTCAACGCTCCCTGCTACTGATGTATCCATCGGCATTGCTGGTTTAGCGTTGGCATTCACGGCAGTCTTAGACTGTTTTGTTCCAGCTGCTACATCCATTTCTTGTAATTGTTTCTTAGCCATTGCTTTTTATTGCTCCAAAAGTTATTTAGATTATTGAGAACTATAATTTATTTAGAAAAGTTATAAATTAGACAGAAAATCACTGAACAGATTTAATTTCTGCTCATCTAGTTTTTTCTGATCAACTAGAGTGTTAATCTGTTTATATGTTTTAGTTGCAAACTTCTCACGAAGTATACCACCATCCCATACCCACTCTTTTCCTTCCATAATTCCCGATACAAAAGCATCAGGTGCTGATGGATCAGCAACAATATCTGCAGCAGTTGCTAACATGAAATCTTCGCCAACAACTTTACATCCATTACTACTTTCTCTTAGTGAACCAACACCACGAGAAGAAACTCCTAAAGTAACACCTTCATCTAGTAAAGATTTTGCAATCTTACCCATTGGTGTTTCTAATAGTTGTGCCTTACCAACAAAATTATTTCCCTCTTGACGAAGAGAAGTAATTTTATGGGAAACTCTATCAAGGTTTACTGTAGGACCATCAGGATGTCCAAGTTCTCCAAGAGCACGACCTTTTGCAACGAATGCTTCATTATATCTGTTAACTTCTTTTGCAAGAGTGTTAACTGGATACATTCTTCCGTTACGATTTTTTAGGTCTCCTTGAAGGAAAACACCTTCAATATACATTTTCTTTTTACTACCTTTTCCTTCGGTAATAAATTTAACGTTTGAGATTTCTTCTGTTATTAGTTTCATAGTCCTAATTTGTAAATCCTACTTTAGCACCTAACACATCAGTTCCTGCATTTACAAAAACTACATCTGATGGATTCTTTTCCAATAATTCTGTTGTGTCTGCTAATATTGTGAAAGTTCCTATAGTAGCGGAACCACCGTTATTTTCAGCAACAGTAACTACTCTGTCGTTGGCAGATGGATTTGCTAAACGAACAACAGTTGCTTCACTAAAACTAGTAGCAGCACCAACTGTATTCGGTACAGTTATTTGTGTCCCTTTTACGAGAATTCTTGTCATTCTTTTAGTTCCTCAGTTTTTCTTGTATAGAATATAGAATACTATCTTGTATTTATTAAATTAAGTATCTTTATTCAGTTTTCTCTTCTTCTTCTGGTGTATCAGTAACTTCAGTTTCTGTTTCTGCTTCGACTTCTGTTTCTACTTCTGCTTCAGGTTGATCAAACATAGTAGATGCTACTTTAGATTTCATAGCATCAATTCTTTCTCCTGTTTTTGCAAAAAGTGCATTTTTCAAAGCATCTGAAACTTCAGACGCAGAGGCATCTGTTGCTATAGCATTAATAATATCTTCCATGATTTAATGTTATGTTTACTTTTATTTATACTAAATCTTTCCACCTTTTGGTTCAGGCAATACTGCACCATCTCCATCTTCGGGATCTACCATAGGTGCTTCTCCATTAGTAGGAACTTGACCAAGATCTCCTCCACCTTCTTGAGGTAATGGTTCTCCAGTAATTGGATCAGTTTCTGCAGGATTTGGTATGATACCTTTTTGTATTTCATCTTCAATCTGCATATCAATCTCTTCAATTTCTTGATCTGTTTGACGAAGAACTCTCTTTCTTACAAATTCTGTAGAGTAATACTTACCAATATAAGGTTCAATTTGTGCAAGATTTCCTAAACGACCTTGTATCATTTCAGTTTCTTTAAGTTCTGCAAACTGATTATCATATAAGAAGTCGTATTGAATATGATCTACCATTTTATTCCAGTCTTCTGGAGTTACAATGTTCTTTAATATTAACTGTGTTTTGAGCATATCATTAAACATATGTGCAAAACGTTTTCTTAAACGACCTACAAACTTCGCAAATTTCAATTCATCTCTTAATATTTCTGATGAACGTCCTAAATTAAATCCACCTTCAGCAGCAATTCTCGACTCAGGAATACCTAATGCCCGATATAGTTTCTTCTGGAAGTACTCAATATCAGTTAACTCACCAAGATTTTGTCCACCAGGTAGTGTTGTGATTTCGGTTCCCCGACCACCTTCTCTTCTTGGCAACCAAAAATCTTCCATCATACTCATATATTTACGGTCATCACGAACTTCTCCAGTTTGTGCATCGTAAGTTAACTTATTACGATAGCGACTCATTACCTCTTTTAGATATTGCTCTGCCTTGACTTTTGGTAAATTACCAACATCAATATAGAATATTCTTCTTTCTGGTGCTCTTGATAAACGATAGATAACCAAACTATCTTCAATCATTCTTAATTGATTAAGTGCCTTGATTGCTTTGTGAAGATATGAAAGAACACGATTTTTATTTCGATCTACTAAACCTGATGTGCAATATGTAATTGAGTCTTTTGAAATTTTTGTTGAACCTTTACCTGCCTGTGCAATCATGCCAGTTGGGTAGTTTGGTTTCATTGTGTAGATATAATATTCATCAAACTCAGGACTTGTAACACTATCATCTTTAGCATTATTAATCCTGACAAATGGATCGTCTTTACCATTTTTCTTTTTCTCAACCTTCACAAATTTAATTTTCATCGGGTCGATATATCTTAGATCCTTGAGTCCTTCCTGTGGAGCTTTTTGATCTATGACTTTTAGATAATACAAACGACCATCAATATACCAGTTTCTAAAAATTTCGTGAGACTTTTTATCAAAGTCCATTAATTCTTTAATATATCTGAACTCTTCTCTAATTTTTTTCTTTATACCTTCACTGGCATTAAGGTTTGATAATTCTACTTCAACAGGAGAATCATATAGATCACTAACAATCGCTTCATTAACGACATCTTCAATGGCACCATCTGCTTCTGGATGCAGAGCCATTTCTCTATATCTCTTAATTAATTCGTGTTCAGAACGATATGCACCCTCAATATCTACATATTGACCATAAAATCCACTTGCTATATAATTATCAACCCCGTCCTCATTATTTTTGGGGACAGGGGAGATAATAGAAGAAGATTTATCTTCTGTTTCATCAATAGAAAAACCAAAAAGTTTCGCCATAGTATAATATTTTTGTTATATGTTTATTTAGCTGATGTCTACACCGCCTGATACGGGACTATCTCCCTTAAGAATCTCGATATACTGAACCTGAAGTTCAACTGTAAATTCCTGAATACCTTGAGCGTCATATGATAATTCGATAGGACCGACCTGTGTTGGGAATGTATCATAGAAACGATATTTCCTGATACTTTGTCCATCACGATCAAGTTGGAATACAAATGCGTCAGATTGATAAGCAGCAGGATTAACTAATCCAGTGTTATCGCTCAACTTGTTGATTGTATTCATCCAGTTCTCAAATGCAGACCTGATTGAGAAGTCTGTATCGTTGATTACTGTGACTGTCCAAGAATCGAATGTTCTATCACCTGCGATTTTAAGTACCCTTCCTCGGAAAGGAACTTCGATTTGTGCAATGTTTGATGCTGGTAATCTTGCTCCTTTAACCAAGAACCTTGATTTGTCAAGAACTTCCTGTGTTGGTGTAGCAGCATCAGGAAATGTGAGGACTACTTCAAACAGATTAGCACGAGCACCGCCACCTGTCAACTTACTCTTAAAGTCGGAAATCGTTCTTAATGGTGGTGGATTGACTTGATTTCTACTAGCCATAGTTGATTAAACCTCTGTTAATTAAACGGAACCAATTACTTCTTCAAAGTCAACACCAGTTCTGGTGGCAACGAAGGTAAGACCAATAAAGTTAATTGATCTTGCTGGTTTGATAAAGATGTCAGCAACAAATTCATTGCGGTCAATGACTGCTCCTGTATTATTTGTTTCATCGCAAATCACAACAAAGTCAAATATACCTCTGTTGGATTGAACCTCTCTTAGGAATGGTTCAATAATATTTACGAAGTTTGTTCTAGTTAGTTCATCATTGAACTCAAAGAGTTGATCCTTAGCCGCTGCTGATATAGCATCTTCTAAGAAAATGAACAATCTACGAACGTTGATTCGGTCAAATGCCGATCTCTTACCAAATGATGTCTTGTCTCCAAAGAGAACAATACCAGCACCTGGTTGTAACATAACAGGATTAACTCTATTTGAATATAGAATGTCTCTCTGTTTCTTGCCTGGATTGTAGGCAAGTTTCACTGAATTAAGAATTGCACCTCTTGCAGTACCCGCTGGAGAGAACCAAGGGAACTGTTCGATGTCAGTTCTTGCACAACATCCAGCAATGTCTCCGTTTAGTGGAACATATCTGAATGTATTATTAAATCTATCGAACATATATTTGTATCCACTATCGAATACACCATATGTTGTAGATGTGATTGGAGCAAAGAATTCAACAACTTTATTAGTCATTGTGTCAATGTTATTAACAGTGACTGTTCCAACTGAAGTATCATTCAAGAATGCTTGTCTGAAAGGTGAAATAAATGCGACTGCATCCTTTCTTGCCTCTGCGACAGCAATACATTTCTCTGCAACTGCTTGAGCATCAGTCTTAGAATGATGAGCAGCACCCATCAATATAAAGTCTACTTCAACGTCCTCAGTGTTTTCAAATAAACCATAACCAGATATTAAATCATCTACACCTGAATTTAAAGCACCAGATGTTGTATAATCTGATTTTCCACCGTAGTTTTTTCCACCATCAAGTGAAGCAGTGAATACACCAGAAGCACCGAATCCTGCACCTGCAGAATCAGCAGCTTGATCCCAACCATTATCAGTATCTAATGTATTAGTTGCATCTGTTTCAAAACTGATGGTTGTAATACCAGTAGGTGCACTACCACCGTAGATATATTTGGAATTAGTTGCTAGATATTTTCTCCAGTATGATGTTGAACCAACTGAATATTCACCATCTGATGCTTTTGATAAGTTAATATGTTTTTCAAGGATTGTTCCAGCGTTACCTGTAATATCTCCTTTGTCATCAATTACAACAACATGAAGTTCATCAAAACGACCTCCTCTTGAAGCAACATAAGATGAAGTACCAGGTCTATCTGCAAGAGCATCCCACTCTAATTTAACAGCATTACCATTTTGGTCTTTGCTTGTTAGTTCAATTTCTTGTGTTGAGAACCAATCTACTTGCTGTGTATAAGTTTTTGCAAATCCATTAGTAACCCCTATACCTGCAGTTGTTAGTC